TCTGGCGCAGCCAGTTGCCGTCGGCATCGACGCGCTGCTGGCAGGCCTCGCTGTGCTGCCACACCTGGTCGCCCTTCGGCACCCGGGGCAGGCTCAGACCGTGGGGCAGGATCTGGGTAATGAACGGCTTATGCGGCAGGCCATAGGCGAAGCTGACCACGACGGTGGTGCCCTCCTCCGGAAAGCCGAACATGCCGGCCTCTTGCCCGCCCATTGGTACCGGCAGTGGCAAGCCGGTGAGTGTTGGCAGATCCGGATCCGGCTCGCCATCGGGCAGCAGCACTACGACGTCGACGCCAAAGCGCGGCCGGAAGTCGTCACACAGACCTGGTGCTGCAGGCGCGTCAGGAACGGCCACCACGCGGCCGAAGCGTGGCAGGTGATAACCGCCGCTGAGTTCAGGGAATTGCCGGTCTACTGCGCGGCGGATTGCGTCTTCCATCGGATGGCCATCTGGTTGCCGGCGAGCGTCACGGACGTGATCCGATCGCCTTGGTTGATCGATGCACCTGGTCGCAACCCGGGAAGGGCCGCGACCATCGCGCTTTGATTGCTCTGGTAGCCGTCGAACAGCTCGACCGGCAGCTGCAGCGGATCGCGGGTACCGAAAAAGCTGTCAGTCCAACTGCCCACGAACACCTCACCGTCGCCCTGCTGCTGCCAGATAAAGTCGGGAATGCTGAACACCGTGGCCAGGCTGTCCATCGCTTGGTATCCAGCGGCCAGACTGTAGAAGAACGGCGCCTTCACCTTGGCATAGGGCTTGTCCGGCACTCGGAAGCGCAGCCCGGTTTTGGTGCTGACCTCGGCCAGCACCTTCTGCAGATCCACATGGCGCAGATTGAGCGGCAACGGGTTGCCCAGGATCGCGGCCAGCTCGCGACAAAACAGCACCTGCTCCAGGCTCGAGGACGTGGTCGAGCGCTCGACGTAGCCAATGAAGTGGCGCTGCAGCGGACTGTCGTTGTAACCGACATCCAGTATTACCAAGCCTTTCACAGCGGCGCCGGCCTTGATGGTGAACGTCGCCCGCCCGGGGCTTTTGAGATCGAGCCGAACGTCGTCGTTGACCAGCGGGTACGCGGTGCCATTGATGGTCAGCACCTTATGCAGCTTCATGCTCATTTCGGTGTCCCGCCCAGGTAGTTGTCGAGTTTCTTCAGCGTGGCTTCAAAGCCCGACAGTTCCTCACCCTTCCCGCTGCCATCGGTGCCGGTGCCGGCTCCATCACCGGCGACGGCTTGTCCTGGTGCGGATTGCTTGGCCACACCGTTGCCGGCGCGACGGCTTTCCACCCGCTCCGGATTGGAGAGTTTTTCGGACAGGGTGAACTGCACCAGCCAGGCCGCGAGCGAGTCGTCCTCCCGGGCGCTGATGCCCTCCGAAAACTCGACCTCGCGAATGCCGAACGCGGCGGCGGTGTCATTGACGATGCGGTATTTTTTCAGCTGGCCACCGCTGGCCGTGGACTCCGCCAGGCGCATTAGCGTGCGCAGTTGGTCCTTATCCACAAAGGGGATCATCAGCGTCACCGTCAGGGTCTTGGGCTTAAATCCCTTGTGCCCCTTGTCGGTGCTGCTGGTCTGCCCCGACATGTCATCAGCTTCGATGCGCAGGTTGGCGGTGATCTTCATTTTCTTGCCGAGGATCTGCTCACCGTCGAGTAGCAACGTCATAGACCCACCAGCTCGCGCACAAAACTTAACCCTTCCAGCGAGCCGACCAGTAGCACGCCGGCGGACAGCACCCATTCGTGGCCCGGGGCCTCGCCCTCGAGCAGCGACCGGCGCAGCTCGTTGACATCACCAGGGCCGATTAATCGAGCGCGCATGCTGGTGTCAGCAGAGCCGCCGGCCAGCAACGCCTTGAGGTCATTCAACTGCTGATCGCGGCCTTGCTGCTGCGCCGCCTTGCGGGTGGCCAACGCGGCGAGATCGCCCATCGGCGAGCTGTCCGCCGCGTAGCTTTCCAGCAGCGCCAGTTGGCCGGACATGGATTGTTTCGCGGCCTTGATCAGGGTGCAGCGCTCGAGGGGCAGCGATTGCCAGCGCGGCAATGGGCCGGAACTGGGCATCTCCCACTTTTCCGTCTCCAGCGTCGACAGGTGTCGGGCGCGGCGTTCGGTGCGCACCAAGTCAGGAATCGGCAGCAACGCATTGAAGCGCGTCAGGGTGCCGGCCAGTTGGGCGTAGTTCGTGCCCAGGAACAACAGTGACAGCGCGTACTGCGGCCCGGTCGGGCGTCCGGTGTCGGTGTCGTCGATCAGTTTGCTCGCCAGCTGCTGCAACAGATTCGGCGCAGACAGAAAGCGCTGATTGCCGCGACCTTGGCCAACACCACTTTGAAACGGCGTCACCACCAGACAGGCCGGCGCCTCACCCATTTGCGCGGTCATTGCCGCACGGCCGGCGGCGATCGCGTCCTTTGCCGCGTCACCGACCGGCCCCGGGTTGGTGCTGGCCAGCCCATCGAGACTGGCCAGGCGCAAGGCGGTGCTGGCCAGCTCACCGCCGGCCAGATCCTTGGCCGCGCCCAGTCCGTCCATCCATTGCGTGGCTTGCTCCGGCCAGCGCATGGTCACCGGTGCCCAGTTCACGATGGCTGATCCTCCCAGGTCACGGCCTCAAGCGCGGCCAGGTCGTTGCCGGCCAAGGCCTGATCCAGCTGCTGCTTCAGTTGGTTGGCCTTCTGCAGCAGCTGCAACTTGAAGAGCGTGAAGTCGTCACCCACCCGGCGCAGCTGGGCAAAGGTGTGGAACAGGAAATCCTTTTTCCCTTGCTCATCACGACAGGCATACGAACTGTCCAGGCCTGCCAAAATCACGCCGGTCAGGTTCAGTTGATCATCCAGCTCGCTGCTGTACTGGTGCGCCTCACCCAATGCAGACGACCAGAACCCGCCGGTGATGGCTGCTACGCAGGCGTTGTTGATCGCCACGATCTGTTCCGCATGGAGAAACACCAGATCCTTGACCCACGCGTCGCTCTGCCAGCGGTAACCAGGCGAAGGTCTTGGGATAGTGGTGACGTCATCCGGCAGCTCACCGAGCAACGCGTGCTGCTGTGGTTCGCCGTTGTCAGTGCGGTAGACCGTGCCACGATGGTCGGCCCATTGCTGCGGCTCGCCATCGATTAGCGTCCAGATGCAACCCGGCGCAGGCGCTGGCAAGGGGGCGTCCAACCGAATGGCATTGCTGGGAACCTGTACGCCGAGACCCGGAATCACAGGAAGGTTTACCGGGCCAATAAGGGCGCCCACGTTGTCGATCACGTAAATAGTCATGGGCACCTCAAATCAGTTTAATTCGGCCTGGGTAGGCGATGCTGCGGGGCCGGACAAGGCCCGGATACGCTTCGGCCCCTCCGGAAATTGGCAAAACTACGTCGGGATTTGTTGCCGCCATCGTCGCGCCGGTGTACTCACTGAGATTGGGGTAGTCAAAGCCAAGACGCTGGAGCGATGCAGGACCATCAGCAAGATTGGAGTTTGCAGAAAATGGTGCAGGGCCTTTGATATCTACAGCGACAAAAGAACCTTTTCTATAGCTACCTGGGGTTCTGCCTGGATCAACTCCGCGGCCTTCATCGAGCAAACGAATAAACTCGCCGCGCCCTTCAGGCCCCCGGAAAGTCAGGGCCCCATCGCCACTCGTCCAGCCGCCTTCCATCCCTACGCGCGTGGCTTCGGTCGTTAGCATTCCCGACTGCTGGGCGTGATCCCATAGCCAGGGCCATTCGGCCCGATTGAGCACCGCACCGTTGAACGCCCCATAACCACCAGGGCTGAACAAAATGGTGGTCTCAAACACGGGGCGCCCCAATGGAGTACCGTCGCAACGGCCTACCGGCCACCAGTTCCCCGCACCATCGCTGCGCAAGCGCCACCAATCGCCGGCCCCCATCAGCACAATAAACGGGTAGCCATTGCTGTTCAGGTGCGTGTGAAACTTGATACGGTCGGTTCCGCTGGCCTTGACCACCAGGCGATTTTCGCTGTTGTCCGTACGACGGATAATGAAGTCGATCACGCCCAGTGCAGGGGTGGACGCCGGCAACGTGATCTCGTGCGATTGCGTGCTGGCATTGACCAACACCAAGCCCCGTTCAGCGGCCGTTAACACCTTGTCAGTGGTAAAGCTGGACGTCTGAACGCAGATCGATTTCCAGACGGTGGCCACCGCCTTGGAGGTGGCCAGACTCTCGCTGTCGACCAACTCCACGCTATCGCTTTTTGCGTTGGGCAAATTGCCTAGGTCCACGTCGTCCTTGGTCGTTGCCCGGGCGCGCAGGTTTGGATAGTCACCGACTCGGGCGGCGAAGTAGCTCACCAGCGGACCATCGATGGGCTCGACCTGGCGCCGGTCTGTGATGGTGTTGGCATTGGTCAAATCGGCGATGGCCACGCAGTAATGCCGTGCGCCGGCGCTGTCGGTGTAGTCCGCACGATCGGC